AGCTTGTCCTGCACCAGTAGCTTTATTATAATGTCTTAAAGCCATATCAAAATTTAATATCATAGGTTTTAAATCTTCCCACCAGATATCTAAATTTTCAGGTTTAGCATAGTATTGTTGATCTTGTTTATGTATTATAGATGCTTTTTCTCCACCTATTCTATTAATAGTATTATTAAATTTATCTTGTTCTTCATATAACTTAATAGCTTTATTACATTCTTCAGGTGTAATATATCCATCATACACACCAATAAAATTATTTATATTAACTGTTTTTTCCATAGTATTTTTTCCTTTTGTTATATTATTTTAACTCTATATTTCCTGAAACAGATACTCTTTCTCCTTTACTTTTAAAAGGATTTACAACATGATTTAAATCTGCTGGAAAAATTAAAAAGTCTCCTACTTCAGGCATCATAGAATGAGAATTTATATTTAATTTTTCTTTAGATAGTTTATTTATAAAACTAATACTCCCAGGTTTTTCACCATTTGAAATTGTAAGGTCACTTTCTTTTTTTAATTCTTTTGTAATATCTAAATAAATAACAAAAGATAAATCATCATCATGAGTGTGTACTGGATTATATTCATGTTTAGTCATATAATTAACCCATGAACTTTTTAAAGTTACGTTATTACCTAACACTAAACCACGTTCTTGATATATAGCTTTAGAGTAACTATCTAAATATGGAAAAATAATAGGAAATAGTTTTTTTACATCTACNACATATTCATTTTTTATTAATCCAGCAAGTGAACGTCTATAATCCATATTATTTTTTTTACAAAGTTTTTTTATTTTATTTATTTCTTTATTAGTTAGTTTTGTTTTATATAAAAAAGGTCCCCAATGAAAATATTCATAGTTTATATTTTTCATCTTACTCCTACCTCTGTATTAATTTTTTTCTTAGGAGGAATAAAAATTTGAATTGATTTTCTAGGCACAATTGGTTTCATTACGGGTGTTACTTTATGATTAAATGGAGCTTTAACTATAACTATAGAATTACCAACTAAGGGTATAAATCCATTATTATTTTTATTTTGAAATAAAAATTCTCCACCAAATTTAGGATTCCACCTACGATTTATATAATAAGTAATTCCATATTCATGGTTATGGTCATCATGCCAATTTATTCCTGAATTATTTTTCATTGAATGTAATATAAATCTTTTAATAGGTTGATTAACTTTATGAAAAGGATTGGTATTTAAAAGAATATTTAATTTTTTTAATGGACCATATTCAGGGATTAGATCTGATCTTTCAGGAGATTTTTTAAACCCCTCTAACAAATTTTTATTCCAATTTTTTGAAGCTAAGTCTAAATGTATATCTTTACTTCTAAACACATCATAATGTAATTTTTTATAAGTAGGATAATCTAAAAAATTTTGTATATAGTACAATTTATTAGGTATTTGGTATATTAATTTCATTAAGTATATATGCTATGTAAAAAACAATTTATTGAATATCTTGTACCTTTAGTTATAGGTTCGGTGCCATGAATCCATATAGGTTCGGCCGGAAATAACATTGCATCACCTGTTTTAAACACCTCTTTAATTTGACCATCAAAAAACCTAAACTCTCCACCTTCATAATCTTCATTTAAATTTAAAGTACATGAACCTCTTATATGACCGTCAATGTCAGAATGATCCTCTATACATTCTCCTACATTATATCTTAGTATTCTAATATTATTAGTTTTTTGTATGTGTACATTATTAAATGTAGGACAAATTTCTTTCTGAATATGAAAAACATAATTAGAGATTACTATTCCTATATATGTTTCTGCTATTTCTAATGGTTTTTTAAACCTATCATCAAATAAAGATAATTCAGATAGATTAATAGAATTAAAATTATCTTGTTTATGTGCTAAATCTTTATATTTAAAACTTGATTCAGGAGCGCCTATACTTTCATTGTCTTTATATAAGTTAATAAATGAGTCACAAATATTTTTAGGAACTAATCCATTCATTCTATATTTTAAATCTGTTAATTTATAATTATATGACATATATTTAATTTATTCTTTTACCATAAAAGCCTATAGATGCAATTATTCTTGGATTCATTCCTATGACTTTATGTTTTATACCGTTAGGTATATAAATCAAATCTCCTTCCTTAACTTCATAATCTTTATTTTCTTTACCAAAAATTCTATAAATAGTTTTTCCTTTTAAACCTATAATAAAAACATCTTCTAAATCAACATGGCTACCTCCAACTTGACTAGCAAAACTAAAAAATAAATCTACTTCATCTCTAGAATCAATTTCATATTTTAAAAGTTTTCTAAAAAAATCAAAGAATACTTTAAATTCTTTAAAGAAATTACTTACTTTTAATATTTGAAAAACATCTTTTAAATTTCCGTATGTTGTTTTACTAAAAACAATTAATTCATTTTCTTCAATTAAATTACTTATTAGATTAAAATCATATTTTTTTTCTAAAGTAATAAAATTTTTTACTAAAGTAACTTTGTTTTGTTTTATTGAATTTAATTCTTTTTCTTTTATTAACATTATATTTCAGTGACAATGTTTAAAGCAAACCTATTTAAATTTTTTTTAGGAGCAATTCCTCTATGGGATAATTTACTAGGAAAAACTAAAGCTTCCGATTCAATTGATTCATAGAAAAATTTTTTTTCATTAACTATAAACTGAGTTCCACCATCGTTTTTATGTAGATTATATAAAATAGAATAATTATTATCATTATTTTCATCAGTATGAAATTCCATTTGACTTCCAGGATGATACCAATTCCAGTATAATCTTTTTATTTTTTTAAATTTTATTGATGAATTATTTTGAATGTTATCCAAAATAAAATAGGCATAAGTATTTAAAATTTCATTATTTAAATGTTTTTGATCTTCGTTTAAACTACTTAAAATAAAACCAAAATCTGATTTATTAATATTTTTATTAGAGGTATCAGTAGCAAATCTCCATCCCATAGATCCAAATAATATATCTATTATTCTTTTGTTTGTTGATTCAAGGATATTAGTATTGATTTTGGTTATCATTTTTCTTCTTTCATCATATTAACAATTAATATATAAGGCATTATATGCTACAAAATATAGTATATATTTTGTAATTTTACTGTATAATACAAAACTATGCCATTAACTCAATTAAATTTTCAACCTGGATTAGATACTGAAAATACTCCTACAGGAGCAGAAGGTAGATGGGTAGATGGTGATAAAATAAGATTTAGAAAAGGACTTCCTCAAAAAATGGGTGGTTGGACTAAATTTAGTACAGCTTATTATGTAGGAATTGGAAGAGCTTTAGAACAATGGTTTGCTTTAGATGGAACTAGATATGAAGCTCTAGGAACTGATCGTAAAGTTTATGTTTATCAAGGTGGAAATAATCAAGACATTACTCCTATAAGATCAACTGATGCTCTTGTTAATGCTATTAGTACTACTTCAGGTAGTGACATTGTAACTATCACAGATGCCGATCATGGAGCTTTACAAGGTGACTTTGTCACACTAAGTAGTGTAAGTGCCGCTGTTGGTGGAATTCCTGCAGCTACATTAGATGCTGAATATGAAATTTTAAGTATAGCAAATACAGGTGCTTATACTATTCAAAGTAGTGCAACAGCAAGTTCTGCGGTAGGACCTACTGCAAATTGCACAGCTACTTATCAATTAAATATAGGTCCATCTGTACAAACTTTTGGATATGGCTGGGGTGCTTCTACTTGGGGTTCTTCTACTTGGGGAACACCTAGAGCAACTTCTAGTTTTGTTATTGATGCACGGTTATGGTCTATCAATAATTGGGGTGAAGATTTAATAATAACACAAAAAGATGGTGGAACTTATGAGTGGGATACTTCTTTAGGACTGTCTGGTAATAGAGCTACAGTTGTTGCTAATGCTCCTACTATTTCTACTTTATCTTTAGTATCTACAGAAACTAGACACGTTGTGTGTATGGGAACAGAAACAACTATTGCTAATACAGCTACTCAAGATAAAATGTTTATTCGTTGGTCTGATCAAGAAAATTATAATCAATGGACACCTAATGTAACTAACTCTGCAGGATCNCAAAGAATAGCTGGNGGAAGTGAAATNAGATGTGCAAGACCTGCTAAAGGAACTATATTAGTATGGACAGATACTACAATGCAATCAATGTCTTTTATAGGTCCTCCTTTTATATTTGGATTTAGACAATTAGGTAACGACTGTGGAGCTGTAGGTCTTAACTCTGCAATAGTCATAGATGATGTAGCTTACTGGATGTCAGATGGACAGTTTTTTAGATATGCAGGATCAGTTCAAGAAATACCTTGTCCTATATTAAATCATGTATTTGACAATATTAATAAAACTCAATATGCACAAGTCTATGCTGCACAAAATTCTAACTTCTCAGAAGTGATATGGTATTATTGTTCAAGCACCTCTGATCAATGTGATCGTTATGCTATATATAATTATTTAGAAAACTCTTGGTATTTTGGAAATATGGATAGAAGTACTTATCAAGATAATGGAGTTGAATTAAATCCT